TCAAGCCCTGTCATCCTGACTTTAACTGAGGACTTAGCAGTCCTAAACCAGCCTTATAAATAAGCCTAACTTAATGCTTGACTTTAACCGTCGAGTATGATATACTATAGCTGATGGAAATTATACTAATAGCAATCGTCGCAGTTGCTTGTCTAGCTATCTTTAACGAATAACTTATATGTCGTATAAAATATATCCCTACCAAGGGTACTCAGAATCTGCAAGGATTCTAAAAGAAGAACTTAATGCAATGATTATCAAGACGGAGGGGTCGCGTTACCGCCACCGTTGGCACAACATTGTAATCAACTGGGGTAACTCAACACGAATAGAACAACTCTCAGGTGTTAGTATGCTTAACAACCCAGAAGCTGTAGCCATAGCTTCTAACAAGCTGTTCACCTTTGAAGCTCTGCAACTTGCGGAGGTTCCAGCCGTACCATTCACAGTGGACACAGATTTAGCACAGGAATGGGTAGATGAGGGGGGTGTAGTATTCGTACGACATCAACTTCACGGGCACAGTGGTGCTGGTATTCAGGTGGTCAGACCAGATGAACACTCAGCAGAGCTTGACGCTATCGCGGGAAGGCTTGCCCTCATTGGACAAGAGTATCTATCAGGTCAAGTAATGGATGAGTTGCTTGCCGTTAACCCATCAGTACCTGCTGCCCCATTGTACACTAGGGGTATCGAGAACTACGGTGAGTACCGTGTGCATGTATTCGGTGGTGAGATTATTTTGTACCAGAAGAAGTCACGTAAGGTAGACGAGGACGGAGAAGTAGTAACACCAGAGGGAGGAGAAGTAGATGTCCGCAACCTAGCGTCTAATTGGATTTACCGAACAGGTAATCTTAACCGACTAGAACGTATCGAGGAGCTTGCTATCAGTGCCATCACTGCACTAGGGCTAGACTTTGGTGCCGTAGATATCATCATGAATGAAGACAAAGAGGTAATGGTTCTAGAAATTAACAGTGCACCAGGCATCTCTAACACAGAGACACGAGAAGCCTACGTAACAGCAATTAAAAATTATGAAAATATTTAGTAAACAAGCTAGTCATATTAGTCCAGAGGTACAGTCCCACGTAGATAAGAAGGTAGCATTAGAAGCAAAGAAACTTAAGGGTTTGTTTGAAGGGTTCGAAGCTCGGTTGTCTAACATGAAAGGTAAGCTTTCAGTACAAGAAGCAAATAGCAAAGCTTTTGAGAATAGAACTGACACTCTTCTAGATAATACAAACTACATTAAGGAAAGGTTAGAAGATTTAGAAAAGTTCCTTGGTGTAGAGTTTGTTGAGGAGGAGGTGGCAGAGTACCGAAAGATTAAAAAAACAAAATAGACCTATGAATAATCCAGTAGACTTAACAGATGTAGTACTGATAGTGGTCGTTGTGATTGCAGTAGTACTATTTATTCTCTAGTATGTTTAAGCGATACCCAAAAGTTCATCGACTAGGCAAGGAAGAAACAGACGGCATCCTTGTTGGTGACGTACACATAGAAGAAAAGATTGACGGTGCTAACGCATCTATCTGGATAGAAGATGGTAAGATTGCCATTGGCTCACGTAACAACACACTGTGTAGTGATGTGATGAACCCAGTAGAGGGGAACAATTACTTTAATGGTTTCCTTGAGTATGTAGCAGGACATGAGGGGATTAAAAAACTATTGACAGAGAACCCCAACCTTAGACTGTACGGTGAGTGGCTTGTCAAGCATACCATTCACTACACAGAAACAAACTTCAATCAGTTCTATCTGTTTGACATTTCTTTTGTTAGCACACAAGAGAAAGAGGTTTGTTTATCCAAGGAGAATGTAATCAGTACAGCAAAGAGATTCGATATAAAAACACCTACCTATCATGGCATGATTACCAACCCTACTCCTGAACAACTAATGGAGTTCGTTGGTAAGTCAACACTTGGTGTGGAGGGTGAGGGTATCGTACTAAAGAACGAAGATTACATAGATAAGTTTGGTGACAATACTTATGCCAAGATTGTAACTCAAGCTTTCAGAGAGAATAACGGTATCACCTTTGGTGGTAACAACAAGCACAGTGACACGTACCATGAGATGTGGGTGGTCAATAAGTTTATTACGTTAGCAAGGGTTCAGAAGGTGATGCAAAAGTTACAGCCCATTACAGAAGAACGGCTAGACCTTAAGCATATACCTCGGATAACAAACACTGTCTACCATGACATGCTGACTGAGGAAATCTGGGAGATTCAAAAGAAAGTACCAGCGTTAGATTTGAAACAGCTATCAAGGTTGTCACACAAGAAAGCCATTCAGATTTACAAAGACATATTACTAGGAACTATAAGCGTGGCAGATACACATGAATAAACCCTTACAACAGGCGTGTGATGAGTCAGAAAATTGTGAAGACTTATATAAGAATTTAGGAATTGAATTAACATGGACTTAGACACATATCTAAAGTATGTATACTACCCTGTTTTTATCGGGCTAATGCTGATGGTAATAGGATTATTGATAATAGGAATCTACAATGAACAAACAATTGATAATGATGAAGGGACTACCAGCATCAGGCAAGAGTACAGTAGCTAGTGGTCTGTGTGACTTCAAGCTAGCAGCACGAGTTAACCGTGACCTCATCCGAGAGATGTTTAACTACGGTGTGTACTCAGGTAAGAACGAGAAGAACGTAGTGTCAGCAGAGATTATGTTAGTAAAGCATCTACTAGGTCACGGGATGGAGACAGTTGTTATTGATGACTGTAACCTTAACCCAAGGAATGAAGAGATGTGGAGAGGAGTTGCAGCAGAGTTAAATGCTGAGTTCTCAATCAACGAGGTTGACACCGACGTAGAAACGTGTATACTAAGAGACAGTCATCGAGACAAGAGTGTTGGTGCTGACGTTATCATCAACATGGCTGTGCAGTATGGTCGATATAAAGTAGAGGGAGATGTTGTGGTGTGTGATATTGATGGCACGATTGCGGACATCAATCATAGACTACACTATGTACAAGGAGAGACCAAGGACTGGAAGGGATTCTTTAGTGAGATGAAGGATGACCGTGTGCGTGAAGACGTGTATACTATGCTTAAGGAATTAGAAGCAGAGGGTAAAACAATTATCTTTGTGACCGCACGACCAGAAGATTATAAGAAAGTAACAGAAGAGTGGTTGCGTTGGAATGTACCACTTACCTCACCGTTCATGATGTTCATGCGTAGAAGTGGAGACAGCCGTGACGATACTATTGTTAAGGAGCAAATCTATAACACGTATCTAAAAGATATGAACGTCACACTCGTCATTGATGACCGACCAAAGGTTATCAGAATGTGGGAGAGTCTAGGTCTTGAGGTGCTGGATGTTGGTAACCAAGTAGAATTCTAATATGATTACTAGAGTAGAAGTTATCGAACGTGGTGTGGGAAGGATGTACTCCAATGACCAACTGAAGGGTGCGTGGTTTGACATACAAGATGGCGGAAGGACACTGAAAGTATTTATCAACGAGACTAATGAAGAACAAGATGCTACTATATAAAAACAATTACAAGGACAAGTGGTTTATCCTGGGTGATGTAGAGGATGTCATGTACGGCAGCGATGGAACCATTGACTCTGCCAATGTAAATCTAGAAGAACATGCAGCTAGATGCGAGCACTATGGTATTCCTATGTACCACGGGGAGAATAAGAACTTCCAGTATCTATGTAGTGTGTTCATGGACTTACACATAACCAACACACTGCACCTTCAGAGGGCACACAAGGCCACTGAAGAGGTTTAATAGTTAAACAGGATACTTAGTACCTGTTCTCTAATACACGATGGATTTACAAACAAAAATACAATCACTACAGCAGACGCTTAATGTAGAGTACACTAAGCCTGACCCTGCTAGAGTAGAACAAATGATTAACAAGCTGCGTGGCAGCCCAGCTTGGGACTACCTTACTATCGAGCGAGGTTTTACAGAGGAGACAATAGACCACTTCCGTTTAGGGTATGACGGCCAGAAGAAAGCAGTGTCTATTCCTCATTACAAAGAAGGAGAACTAATCAATATCAAGTATCGTTTCTTAAACCCTAAGGACGTACGATACACGAGCGAATCCAACGCTGAGCAGTGGCTGTTCAACGACCAAGCTTTTGAGTATGCACTGTCCAAAGGTGCTATCGCAATTGCTGAGGGAGAGTTTGACTGTATAAGTTTGTGGCAGGCAGGGATAAAGAATGTCATTTCCCCTGGCTCTGGCGCTAACTCATACGGTACCTGGATTGAAACCCTTGACAAACTACGAACAGTTTACATCGCTTATGATAATGATGATGCTGGTAAATCAGCAGCTAAAGAATTAGCAGACCGTGTAGGAGTAGACAAGTGTAAGAACGTAGTCTACCCTGCTGGTATCAAGGACGCTAATGAATACATACTCAACTTCAAAGCTAAGGATGTGCGTGAGCACTTCATTAACACAGAGTACATGGGTAGGTCAGAGTTCTCTGGCCTAGGAGAAGTCATTGAAAGTATCTTGACTGACCCTATGGTATACCTAGAGACTAGACTGCTGCCCAATGTGTTGCTTGAGCGTGATAACCTTGTGGTTATTTCAGGAGAGACTAACGCGGGCAAGTCTACACACTCTCTTAACATAATTAAGGATTTTGCTGAGCAGGGTGTACCCACTTTGTTCCTCCCAATTGAGCGCGGTGTCTACGCACTAGGTAGACGACTGCTTCAAATCCTTTTAGGGAAGACACAGGATGATATGCGATTCACCTCTAAGGATGAATGGCGTGCATCAGCAATAGAGTTAAGCAAGCTGCCCATCTTTATGGCCAAGCCCAAGGTGCATGAACTAGAACAGACGATTGTGCGAGCAAAGAGATTGTTCGGCATTCGCCTAGTTATCATTGACCACATGGACTACCTCATACGTGGAGCAGCCAACAAAGAAGCCCTCATCTCTGAGAAGATGCACGAACTAAAGAACTGTGCAGAAGAGAACGGGGTTATCGTTATCGTTATCTCACACATCAACCGTGGTGCAGTATCATCTGGCGGACGACCAACCATCAAGAACCTTAAAGGCTCTAGCTCGTTGGAACAAGACGCTGAGATTTGTGCCATGCTATACCCCAACGCTGAACTCGATGGTATCGAGGTTGACATTCAAAAGAATAAGGGTAAGATGACTAAGGGATTCTTCCGTATCAACGTAGACACAGGAGTTATCGGAGAAGAGTATGACCCTGATGATGACTATTAGTATGGATGACCTACAAATAGAACGATGCCGAGAAGTACCTATACACCTACTGGTGGGAGACACACGCCTTAACAAGAAGGTTAAGATTGTGTGCCCATTCCACCAAGAGAAGACGGGGAGTTGCAACCTGTTTCCAACAGGAGGATTCCACTGCTTTGGGTGTGGTGCAGGAGGTAACACCGTAGACTTTGTTATGAGGTTGGGTGCTACATTCCAAGAAGCTTTACAAGAACTTAAAAAATATATTTAATTATGAAAATTACAATCCGTGATTAGTCCTGAGTATGCAGCAGGTTTCTTTGATGGAGAAGGATGTGTAAACGTTTCCCCAGGTAGGAATGGAGTGTACACCTTACT